GTAGATATCGGCGGCGTCTTTTACCGGGATCCCGTGCTCCTTGGCGTAGGCGATTTCCTTTTTCATGCCTTCGCTCGGATTGTTTATGCCATACACCCATAGCTCGTCGCACATGTCCAGCAGCGCGATCCCCAGCTCCATGCCCGCCTCCCGCTCCTGCGGTATGGTGTCGTCAAGAAACTGGGTGCAGTAGACATGAGGCGCGATCGGTATCACGTCCGGCCAGAGATCCACCACCTCCCGGCAGTAGCCCTGTGCCTTCTGAATGTTCTTTTCAATGTCCCCACGGAGAGGGGAGCAGATATATATAAGCCTGTTTCTCATGGTCTTGCCTCCTTGTTAAATAAAATCAAATATTGAGAGTTGGTTGTCCTCTGCTTCGATCCGTCGGCAGGAAATATCAAAGTATTTCGGCTCTATTTCTATTCCGATAAAATGGCAGCCTTCTCGTATTGCAGCCACGCCAGTGCTGCCGCTTCCCATAAACGGATCCAATACTGTGCCGCCCCTGTCCACACTGTTATGTATGCAGCGGGCCATGAGAGCCACCGGCTTTGGTGTTGGGTGTTCTCCTGCCGGATCCCGTGGTACGCGCCAGAGGTTTGATGGCCTTCCATTTTTGAGTTTATGCCTGCCTTTGTGCGCGAAAATAATAAGTTCGCATTGGTTCCCGTAGTCTCCCGTAAGATCGCCGCTTGTCCAATTTCCTTTATCCCAGACGATCGGTGTTTTTAATGTTGCCCCGGCGTCTGTAAGGGCCTGCTGCCATTGTGGCGCTACGTCAAAGCGAGAGCAGAGGTAAATCGCACCGCCGTTTTCCAGTTTTTCGTATATGAGCGGCACGCTCCATAGCGGTGCCTCTGTGTCATTTTTTAGTATGTCGGGCGTGTCCATTATTTTACGTCGCCCGGTCTGATATGCAATCCCATACGGGGGATCTGTCACTATGGCCGATACCCCCCCCCGTAAGCTCTGGAAGGATTTCCCGGCAATCTCCGAGGTAAAGGGTGGCGCGTCTAAATTGTTCTACTTTCATGTGTCGCCTCCTTTCCGGCAGTAGGTGTCAAGCCTCTGCCTGATAATTTCGCAATAGTCCGGGTTGATCTCTATTCCGATAAAGTCCCGGCCCTCCTGCGCGGCCACGGCCCCGGTGGTGCCGCTTCCGGCAAAGGGATCCAGAACAGTGTCGCCGGGCCTGCTGCCCGCTAATATGCACGGCCTCACGAGTTCCTCCGGGTATGTGGCGAAGTGTGCGCCCTTATACGGCCGGGTGGCTACTGTCCAAACGCTGCGTCGGTTCCTTTTTCCGCTTTCGTTGGGCGCAAGCCCGTGGCTTTCCCGCTCCACGGCGGCGCTGTTATTCTTTGCCCGGTCGTGGGTATAGGCACCGCCTCCCCTGAATGTCCGGGAGTTTCCGCGCCTTCTGGCGTTCGGTTTTCCCGTTCCGGCGCTTCCAGCTGGCGCAGCGTTATAAAATCCCACAGCTGGCTCTTTCACTGCCTCGGCGTCGTAGTAGTAGCGCGGGCTTTTACTCAGCAGAAAAATGTACTCGTGCGCCCGTGTCGGCCTGTCCTTTACGCTTTCCGGCATGGCGTTGGGCTTCTGCCAGATAATGTCCGAACGGAGATACCAGCCGTCTGAACGGAGTGCGAAGGCCAGCAGCCACGGGATCCCGATCAGGTCTTTGCGTTTTAGTCCGTTCCCTTCGATTGTTCTCCGGATCTGGCTTTTCTTTTGCCGGGCGCTCTGTATGTTCTCCGCTTTCTCGTTGAATACTCCGTCCCGGTTTCTGCCTTTTCCGTTGGCTGCGTAGCTGTCCCCAATATTCACCCAGAGGGTGCCGTCGTCTTTCAGGGCTCTGCGTACTTCCCGGAAGATCTTCACGAGGTTCTCAATGTAGAGCTCTGGTGTATCTTCGAGCCCGACTTGTCCGTCTGCGCCGTAATCTCTCAGTCCGTAGTAGGGCGGTGAGGTTATGCAGGTGCGGCAGCAGGAGTCCGGGAGTGTTCTCAGTGCCTCCAGCGCGTCGGAGTTTATGATCTTGTTCATGTGTCGCTCACCTCCCCGGCTTCCAGCGCCAGCGGATCCGCGGCGGCCAGAGCCTCCCGGCGGTTCCAGCCAGAAAGAGAGGCGTAATACTGTTCGCGCTTCCTTCGGTCGCTTTCCCGGTCTGCGAGCTTTTTCTGCCCTTTGTCCGGCAGAGAGGCGGCCACGGCGTCGATCTGCGTTGTCAGCTCTCCCGGTGTCATGTCTCTGGCCTTTTCCCGCTCGTACATGGGCGTGTACTGCTGCATGAAGGCCACCCGATCCATGCCGGGCTTTCCGCCTCCCCAGTGTCCCCGGTGCATTTCCCAGAGGTTGTTCCAGCCGATCGACTCCACGGCGCGTGCCACGAGAGGCGGGAGCTGCTGCTTTAGATCTCCGTGGTTAAATTCACCGACGGAGTAGAGCAGATCGCTGACTGCGAGCCATGCCTGATCCGGCGCTATGAGATCCGGGTGCGCGATCTCCAGAAGGATTTCCCGGAGCTCTGCCACACTGGGCGGCCACTTGCTTGTCGCTATGTGCTTTTTGACGGCCAGCGCCACCAGAGGGGCGTCCACGTCCTCAAACATCATAGCCCAGAGGCTCACGGTGGCCTTTACGCTGTCGGCGTCCCTGAATTTGTCATAGTTCGGGTAGGCGGTAACGACGATCGCCACAAGCTGAGCTGCGTCCTTTTTCGTCATAAGCTGCCGCCCCCTTCCTCGTCTGCGATAATACCGGCCAGCACGTCCATGGTGTTGACTCGTCCGGGGCGATCCGGCTGCGCCTGCTGCCTTCCCGGTGTCTGCTGCCGGTTGTCGGTGTATTTGCCTTCGAGCACCTTCGCCATGTTCCCGGAGTTCATCAGCCAGTTAAAGTCAGCCGTCCAGTTCCGGTCGTTCCTGCCTTTCAGGAAGGGGGAGGCTTCGGCTTTCTCGAATAGCTCCCGGAAGATACTCAGGTCTTGCCCGTATTCCTTCCAGCGGGCAGCGATCGCCTTTTTCCGGTTTGCGCTGATTTTTCTCAAAACCGGGTAGCTTGTGCAGATTTCGTGATACATGTCAACGATCTGCTGGAAGGGAGTCGGCCCCGCAGACAAAACGCTGTCAAGCGTTTCACTTTCTTTCTCTGGTGTAGTCTGGTCTGGTGTAGTCTGGTCTACTCTGCCTGCGGTTTCTCTCTGGCTGTTTCCCGGTTTGCCCGCTGGCTGTCCTTCGGTCTGTCCGTCGGTCGTCCTGCGGTCGGCGGCAGCAGCGGCGCGGCGTCTCCGGGATCTCTGTTTCTCTGCTTCCCGCTGGTCGATCAGCTTACCGGCATACTCGTACCAGTCGTGGATCTCCAGCGTTCCGTCCTCGGTTATGTCCAGAAAACCGGCGCTTTTCATGGCTTCCACGAAGGTATCCGGCTCCTTGTTCCATTGAGCTGCCCGCGCTATGTTCCGGTTGCTGATCCCTTCCAGCGAGCCGCTGGGTGCATTGTCCAGCGCCCAGAGCCAGAAGGAAGTCAGAAGGCCCAGCATGTGAGGCGGTTCGATCTCCAGCTCGTCGGCAGCCGCCAGCAGCTTTCTGTGATCTTTAAGTTGTTGGTGGACTTGGATCCATGCCACTGTGAGCACCTCCTTTCACGGTCGCCTTTCGGCTTGTTTCTGTATGTTCTCCGGTCTGTCCGGCGGTCGTCCTCCGGTCAATTAAACGGGAGCTCGTCGTCCACGCCGTCCGGGATCGACATGAAGCCGTCCCCGGCGTCTGTCTGCTGTGCGTTGCCATTTGTACCGCCTCCCTCGTAGTTGCTGTCTGCAAAGTAGATCCGGGAGGCCGTAACCTCTACCGCTTTGCGGTGTTTCCCGTCATTGTCCTGCCATTTCCTCGTTGTGATCCGGCCCTCGACGACTACCTGCCGCCCTTTTGTGATGTACTTCCCGCAAAAATCGGCCCATTTATCCCAGCAGACAACGGGGATATAGTCGGGAGGCGTGTCCTTCTTTTTACTTGGCACCGGCACGGCCAGATCGAAGCGTGCTACCGGGGTGCCTCCGGTGGTGTATCTGATTTCCGGCTCCTGAGCCAGACGGCCTAAAAGGCCCACATGGTTAAACATTTTAGTTTCCTCCTTGTCCTTGCCTTCTTGCTGCGTCCAGTGAGTTGCAGATCTCGTCATACTGCGCCCGCGTCAGCAGGTGGGGATCCTGTTGTCCGTATTTCTGCCGGATCCGGTCGTCGATCTGCTGCTGGGTGTAGCCCACGTCCTCGCCCTTCCGGTACATGCGGGAGAGCTG